CCGGGGGAATGAAAGGCGAGGCCCTTTTTCCATTTTGCGGAATGATATCCCTTTAGAGGAACTGGACTTAGAATAAAAAAATGCCAGAGTACATCGTCGAGGCCAAGACAGTTCAGACAGGAGCTGTTCGAACTTTGAAGGAGGCTCTCAAATGTATTCTAGTGGAAATGAGTCTTCATTTTGATAAGGATGGTATCCGTATGATTGCTATGGATAACACTCGTACGGTTCTTGTCCATCTTCGACTATATGCAGATAAATTTGAGAAATATGCCTATAATCATGACTCTCCTAAGTTTTTGATTGGCGTAAATACTGATCATTTATACCGCATTGTTCGTACGGCGACCAATGACGATACGATTACGTTCTACATCGATAAAACGGATCCAAATACTCTAGGAATTCTTCTAGAGGACGGCGATCGCAAGCAGGTGACTCGCTACAAGCTGAACCTTCTTGATCGTGATGAGCCTGATATTCAACTACCCGATACGGAGTTCAGCACCCATATCACCATGCCGTCTCTAGACTTTCAGAAAATGTGTCGTGATATGACTCTTCTTGGAGCAAAGACGGTCGAAATTAAGAATGTAGGAGCATCTCTGACATTTGGTTGTAAAGGACATTTTGCGTCTCGAACCACAGTTATGGGAGACGGAGAAAACGAGTTTACAATTCAGAAGAAAGCTGGGGATGAAATCGTAACTGGTAATTTTTCACTTCCTCACCTTGTTCTCTTCACCAAGTGTACTAACCTTTGTAACAACCTAGAAATTCACATGAAGAACGATTGGTTCCTCATGATTCGTTATGTGGTTGCAAATTTGGGGGATATCAAGCTTTGTTTGATGCCTTGTTCAACTACTTAAAACTATTAGTAATATTAAAAACAATGGATACAGAAACTGCAAATGTTATTTTAGTTATTTCGGCTACAATAACACATGTATGGATTATATACACTACATATTTTTGGGTAAACGAATGTATGTGTTAGGTATATAATAAAACCTCACAAATTTTAGAAATAATTTCAAGACCAAAACACCCTACCCATACAGTTTCTGCAACTATTAAATAGGTTATAAAGTCGGTTAGTTTTATATTAAAAATTTTATGTAAAAATTCTCCCATGATTTCATAATAAGGAGAGCGGTTTTGAGTTAAATTCATTTCTGCAACTATAACTACACAAACTTTTAATACTATATGTTGTATCCAAATTAAAAACAAGCATATAAATATTACACATTGAAGCCAAAACACTGGGTAAATTGTATGAGAAACAATAATACAAATAAAAATAAAAATACTTGAAGTAATATGAATTGTTCCTAAAATATAACCCAATATTTCACCATCTGTAGTTAACCACTGATATAAGAATGAAACAGTGTTGTTCAAAAATAATGCCATTTTTTCAATTATTGCTTCTCGATTAACATCGACAATTATCTGCATTATATTTACTTAGGACGAGCTTTGTGGGCTGTGTACGTAACATCGTCTCCAATCTTTACGTACTTCATTCCTTTGTTCAGATAGTCATTTGTAGATACAGTTGTAGTTGTATTCCAAATCTTCAAAATTGAGAATGGACCTTTCGGTGATACAGTAATTCCTACAAGAGTCTCTTTACGATTCACAAGAACTTCATTTGCAACACAGTGAACCATCATGTCTACAAATGCAGCATGAATTTCACATGCTTCAATCTTCTTAGACCAAGCACCGCCTGCTTCATTCTCAGGAACATCCCAAATTGGTTCAAAACCGTATCGCATAAAGAAGAACATACCGGATTCCCATGCTTCTTTAGAGATTGAGTCTACAACCGACCAAAATTGTTGACATGTATTTACATCTGCAATCTTTACATAACTTTTAAGAGAGTAATCCTTGTTGTCAGGATCGTGGTACCACAGAACCCAAGTATATTCAAACGGAGTTTTCTCCATTTTTGTAATATACATATTTATCGTTAAAAATGGATTCGTTTTTCATATTATTAAAGTAATAAAAACATAATGCCACTAACTGTGGAAAATGTATACTCTGTTCGATTTGGCGCGAAGCTTCCTTTGCCCCAAATGGTACAGGGTAATATTGCAAAACTCCGGATTGTTCCGGTGATTTACAAGCCCGTAAGACCCATGCATATTAAACATAATAATTTTAGAAATAAGCCCGCTCTATCCGCAAATTGGAGAGAGACGGCACTTGTAGATGTTGTCCGGCGAGTTAAGGAACGTGAAGATCCGGAGTATTCTGAAATCTTTAGTATTCTCAACAAAATTACGGCTTCAAATATGGAAAAACTTTCAAACGATGCTGTTACTTATATTCAAAAACGCGACGATCAATTTCGTCTACGCGTAACGATGCTCTTATTCGATAAAGCTATTACACAAAATGCGTATGCATCGGTAATGTCAGATTTTGCCAAACGTCTATCTCTGGTCTTTCCGGATATTCCTGACGACTTGAGCAGTCAGATCGAGCTGTTTCCAAAGTTGTACAATATGACAGAAACAATTACATTCCCTGCTTCTGATGATCCTACTTTTGACAAGAAGGTGATCGAGTGGTCAATGCAGAAAGACAAGCGACGCGGATATGCGAAGTTTATTATTTATCTCTACAACCAAAACCTAATTGCGGAATCAATTGTAGAAAAATCAATTCAGCTCGTTCTGAAAGATTTGGACGACATTGTCCGAACTCCAAAGACTGCCCAAGTCGAAGAAAATGTAACACAGTTTGTTGAATTTCTATCTGAAACAGCAAAGTTAATTCCCAAGACCTCGGTGTCTCTACGTGGAATTTTGCGCGACGGCATCGACGTATTTCTAAGTACACCTAAAGAAGAGCTTAAAAGTTTGAATATGCGATCGAGATTTAAGATGGAAGACACGCTCAAATGCGTTCAATAAGATGAAGGCGAAACAGGATATAGAACAAATGTCTGGAGATTCGCTACCCCCACCGAGTGTACTATTACGTGCGGCTCAGCTTTCAATGACGGAGGATAAACCTCTTTATTTTGATTATTATCGCGATAGTATTGAAAAAAAGTGCTGTATCGGTGTCAAGGACACCGCAAAGTACCTAGTTAAGTCAGATGATGAATATACATCGACAATTCAAACCGTTTTTCGTTGCGAGAACTGTTTCATTGTAACGACAGAGAACAGTCTATATATTGTATCGTCTGATATCCCGGTAAAGAAGATCGTATCATCATCTACGGATTAAGAAAGTAGAGTAATAATGGAATTGCTTTTTCCACCTCCTCATTATTTATTTTTTGAACCACTTAATGATATTGAAACTCAGAAGGTATGGGTAGACTACAAAACAAAACATGAGTCTACTTGTGAATTTTATGAGATAGATGCAACCGAAATGAATTCGGTTGATACATTTTCGGCTTGGTTTGATAGCTGGATTAGTCAAATTCCTAAACGTAGATCAACGCGATTTCGCATTTTGCTTATTTGGCATTCTGAATTTTTGACATACGCATGTCAGCAAATGATTCGTCGTTCATTAGAACAAAAATCATTCAGATCGCGAGTTTGGTTTCACGTTGAAGACCCAACAACTATACAACCTGCTATTCAAAGCAGATGTATTACAAAACGGATTCCAACATACTTTCATACACCAAACATAAAACAGATATGACGTCTATTCGTGTATTTACGGATGGCGCTTGTGAAGGAAACGGTAAGAAAGGAGCTCGTGCTTCATATGCTTGCTGGTTTCCAGAAAACAAGGAACTTTCAATTGCAAAACGTGTACCTGAAGATGAGGCTCAAACAAATAATCGTGGAGAACTTCTTGCAATCGCTGAATCTGTAAAAATTGTACTTTCTAAGTTTTCGTCTGATGAAGTAGATCTTAAAATTTATACTGATTCAATGTATTCAAAAGACTGTTTGACAAAGTGGATTCAGGGTTGGATCAAAAATGATTGGAAGACCGCCGCAGGTGGAATTGTAAAGAATCGTGACATTATTGAAGATACGTCACGCAATCTTGCGAAGTTTAAGTCTTATATGATCATTCATGTAGCAGCACACACGGGTGGTACCGATGAGTTTAGCAAACATAATGAGATTGTCGATAAGATGGCAGTTCATGTTCTTCATCCCGAAGAGGAAGTGAAAGTTGTACAAAGTAACAAGGAAAGTCCAATTGTAGGATGTCCTCTTCAACTAATGGGTCCTCCGGTTTCGGAGAGAACCATTATTGACTGGTGTAAGCTAAATTTGGATAAGATTGATCAAACTGCACTCAATGCCGCACTTATGTCTGCTCTTTCAAAGACTGTTAAGAAAAACGGATTCGAAGTCGTGAAACAGAAACTTCACAGAAACAACCAGTACCGTCTGGTTTCTGCGAATCATTTAATCGCAGGCAATACTACAATAACTAAGGAAGAATGAAGGTGGTAGCACATCACTATTGGGCCGAAGATTGTGGTCCATGTATGAAACTAAAGCCAAGCTTTCTTGGGATGAAAGAAGAGTTTGAAGATGATGTAGAGTGGGTGTCGGTTGATGTCCGCAAGACAAAGACAGACCTGATTCAGCGCTACGGCGTTGGTCCGATTCCTTGCCTGGTTGTTGTTGTAAAAAACGATGCAGGTAAAGATATCTATTCAGAGAAGTGTACTGATCGCCAGTCGATTACACCATACTTTAAAGTGATGCAGAACGCAAAAACATACATTAAGATTAATTCTACTCCGCAATCGTCGACGTAATTAATTCACCATTTTTGTATGCTTCACATACAAACTGATTATCATCTGAACTACCACTCGTAGGTTCCCCTACCTGCGGTAAAACAGAGCTACCCGTTGATCCATATGACGAAGATGGACCGAGAGCTGGTCCACTTCCACCAAAAAGAGAACCTTGTTTTGTATTATCGTTAGGATACGCTGCCGCTAGTATTTGTGGCGTTATCCCTCCAAATAATCCTCCAATAACACCACCAATAGCTATAGAAGCAATAAACGGCATCGCTACTGTGTTAAACGCAAAATATTCATTTTTTAGACAATTGTTGCTGTTTAAGAACATTATTTGAACAAGTAGCGCAGCTCCTGTTAATCCAGCAAGTCCTGCAAGAGACTGACCCGATTTCCCAATAAGCGTTAGAAAGTAAAAGAACAGTGTCCAAATTATCACAAACGACTGCGGTGCAAAAATACTTTCTGCATTTTCAAATCCAGGAACCGTACACCCCTCATAGATTCGTCTATATAAGCTTGTTATATCGCCATTCTCTGCAATTGTTCGTTGTATTTTCTCAGTTGTCATTCCAAGGTAATTTGTTGCAATGCCACTTAATCCTGTATTTAATAAAACAGCAACGATTGCTGCTATGCTTGAGATTGATGCATTAAATCGCTGAGAGACTATATCTGATAAAATTCCGACAAGAACGTATGAAGTGGGAAGATACATGGCAAAAATACCTGCATATTGAAATGATGGAAACCGACTATCTTTTGTATAATAGATAATAGCTGCCGAAAGAAGAACACCACCAATAATGTAGGAACCAATTGCAAAAGTTTTACCACCTGGACCCACAACTGCATACGCAATTCCAAATGCAGCTCCAACAACTCCTAATAATAAAACTAAACCGAAACCATATGAGGTTGCAATATATTCTGTAGTGCTGGAAAGAACACCTCCCATATTACTTATTTCTCAGATACAAAATACTGCTAGACTACAAATGAGCATCTATAGCTCAACGTCTACACTTCCGGCATCATGTTCGGTTCCAAACCAAAGTCCTATCAATTTATCACAATCGGGATCAAAACCGTGTGACTTAATGTGTGAGCTTGTAATGGATGACGTGATGGTCGCTCAGGCAAACGTGGTTGTTGGAGATGAGGGGCTTATTGTTGATAATGAAGCTGGGCTTGGATCTTGTAAGTTTAACGGTGAGGGTTACACATGCACAAAGATTGTAGTCAACCACCCTAGTCACCATACAATTGAAAATATCCAGGCCGACGCTGAAGTTATCGCAATTTTTACAAACCCCACCGGTAAGTTTCTTTGTGTAAGTTCGCTCGTTCGTGCCAATTCTGCTCAAACTCCTGCTACTCATTTTTTTAACTCATTTGTAGGATTTGGAGATACAACCAAGCCATATACTACTGTAAATTTAGGTGAAAATTGGGGACTAAATATGATGATTCCTTCTGCCGGTTCTTACTATGTGTATGATGGAACATCTGTATTCCCCCCATGCGTGCAATCCAAGTGGGTTGTATTTAAAGCGATGATCAATATGGATCCCAATGATTTTGCTAACTTAGTAAAAACAAATGCTCCTGGATCTCGTTCTATTCAGCCGTTAGGAGATCGTGAAGTCTTTTTTAATGACATCGCGTCATTACCGGGTGGTCCAATGCCCCACGATAATAAAACCTATATGCGCTGTAAGAGATTAGGTAAGAAGCAAGACGTAAAACCGGTATCATCTCCCGATGTAAAAGGTGAGAAATCAAAAGCTACTGCTCCTTCTGGTATCACTAAGTTTGTATCAGATATGTACAGCAAAAATGAGGCAATGCAAGTGTTAGATGTAATACTTTTAATAGCTGCTGTTGTACTGGGTGCCTACGCGGCGTTTCAAGCAAAAAATGCAGAGTTTCTAGTTACACCAGCTATGTATACAGAGAGCTTGGGAGTCACGATTCGTGGCTACCTATTTTACGTCTTTCAGTTAATCTATGGATTTTATAAGACAATATATGATGCTATTTTTAATCCCGCAGCGTCTGTAGCGGCTGTAGAAGGAAAAACATTAGGAACTGCTGCTTCGGCTCTATTCTTTGGAAATAAGTTAACAAATGCCGTATAATTAGCGTCGCTCATCCCAACAGGTCTCATTTAGATCTTTCTCGGGCCAAACAGTTCCATCTCCTTCAGGAGTCGGAGGGCGATTTGCAATTTCTTCCATATTCCTCTCCTTACGTCGGTTCTTACTATAGTCAACAACTTTCCAAACACTATCGCTTGGAACTTTTGTCTGTTCCACTTCTTCTGATTCAACAGAATCACTCGTTTCAACGAAATGTTTACTATTCTTAAATGTTGGCATAACAAATCGGATTGGAGCAAGCGATGACTTATTAAATTCAGCCATCTGCTTTTCTTTGGTCATCTTTTCTTGTGTCTCGGAATCCCAATTTTTTGCGAGATCACTAAACTTCTTCTCTCCTCCCCAAACTCTTAGATTTGTAGGGGCGGCAATTAGTGGTGGAAAATTCTCTTCAGTCTTTTCAACATTCTTCAGATTTTCTTCATCAAGTTGCTGCTTTTTAACAGCCTTAGCTTCCTCAGAAAGCTTCCATGAAGGAATCCACTTAACTTTGTTGAATTCGCTCATCTTATTGCTATTTTATTTATTGTAAATACGAAAATCCGTTTTTACAAAAGAAAAACGGAATTCACTAAAGTCTATTATTGAATTTATAAAATGGTGTACGCTGTTTCTATTTCGCAAGAAGGTCTTGTCGGCGAAGTACAAATTCCGCCAAAAACTACAGATGTGCTAGAATGGATTCGTAAAAAGTACAAGAGTAAAAATTATCAATTTCAAGGAAATATGGTACATCCTCTAAAAGAAAACTTTCAGCTAAATCTATTTGCGTGTATTGCAGAAGACGATGATCCTGTTAATCAACATCTTCTACCAACGCCATTTGATGAAGAGTCCTATACCGGTAATATTATTATTCTTATGTCGGAAGATGATGAAGAAAAATATAAGGCAACCGCGTCAGATTACACAAATCTTCGTTCGGATGATTATGCTCTTCTTTATGAGGAGTGGAACTTTGGCAATGAGGAAGAGGATGATGAAGATATTGAACGCGATGAAGAAGATGACGAAGAAATTGAAGAGGCTCCTGCGGTAGATGAAGAGATAATTGCAAAGCAGGTATATCCTATTCGCCTTATTCAAACTAAATCAAAGAATGTATTTATTGAGTGTGCTATTCGTGATGTTGTTATTCGTAATTTTCAAGAGCTAGTTGGAGATGATACCATTGTAAAAGAACTTGAACATTCAATTCTACACTCAGTCAGCGATCAGTCAATTAAGGAAGGAATTGAAGTTGATTGGAGTAATCGTATCTTCTGGAATATGTACAGAAATCACGCAATCTCTCTTTATGAAAACTTGCGGGGAGTAGATAGCTATGTTAAAAATGGCGAGAATTGGCTAGAAAAACTTAAAAATAATGAAATTACTCCTCGTAATCTAGTTCAGATGAACGCTGTTGAACTATGTCCTAGCCGTTGGAAGAATGTAGTTGATAAGGCTATTGAAAGTGAAAAGAAACTATACTCAAAGAGTGAATGTGCTTCGATCATGATGTGGTGTTCTGGTTGCAAGAAGAAGACTAAGTGTGACTACTATCAGATGCAGACGCGGTCGGCAGATGAGCCGATGACAACGTTTGTGACGTGTCTCGAGTGTGATCGTCAGTGGAAGTTTTAACCATAATAGGGACTTCTTTTATGTGAAAACGAGGGCTCAACTCTTCGTGGTATACATGAATCGGATCCAAACCATTTGTAATTTCTGGCTTTGTAATATTGGGTGTCGTTGAATAAAATTTTTGACGAAATAGTTCTATCACAGGATCAGGTATTTGAGGACTTGTTTCCATTAAACGATCTAATTGGTCACGAATGACTTTCAACATATCTTTTGCAGCCATTCGTTCAGAGCGAGGAAGCGATAACTCAATCATAATGAAACGATGTATTTTTGAATATGTCATTCCAGCTGATTTATGAGATTCAGATCGTTTTCCCCAACCAAAATAGCTTGATACCGTATTTAGTATACCAACTGATAACGACAGAAAACCAATTGCAAGACTGGCCGTACCTGTTAGTCCTGGAAACATTGAAGCTGATCCAATTGATGCTGAACCAGAAAGGGTTGAAAGTAAAATAGTAGGAAGTGTGATATACGTGTCCATACGCGTGTAACGCTTTTGAGAATTATTA